GTAGATATAGACCTAATACATCAGCTTATGAAGTTGAAATGATTCCTATGTTAGATATGTGTTTTCGTAAGTTAGTTAATAGTTAATAGAGTTAGGAGTTATTAGTTAACTCCTTTTAATTAACCCAATTGGAAAATCAAATCTAGTAGACTTAGACTTCTTCAATTTCAATTTCATAACCTTTCCAGAGTTTATTTTTATTTGATCTAGTTTCATAAGTAAACTCATGTTGTTTAATGTTATTTATTTTAAAGCTAGTTCCTCTCTTAAATATAACCTCTTCTTCTTTAGGATTAAACCCACGTATATCAACTGCATTAGAGTTATTTGATTTAGATTTAATCTTAAACCTCACTTTAGAATAGTTAAGGAAATCGTCATTAAATCTTTCATTAGTTGTAGCTGATGTAAATCTAGGTTCAGTTACTATACTTCCGATTTTGTAGTTAGATATTAAATCATTTGGATTAACATCTTTAACATATCTATAAGTCTCACTATTATTTAACTTAGGTAGTCTATCAAATAAGTTATTTAAGTTATTTACAGTTTGTTTAACTTCATCTGTAGCATCACCAGTTATAAGATAGTTATTAATATCGTCATGTCCATCATGTTTAATATATTTATTTAAAGTAGTTTGTTCTAACTTACTTAAGTTATGTTGTTTAACGTATTTATCTTTAATTGCACCAAATAGATTACCTTCATACTCATCGTCTATTTTATTTAAATTAAACTTACTAAACAACTCATTAAAACTAAAGTTACTATTACTTAAATAACTATTTAACTCGTTTACATTAGTTGATTTAACGGTAGTTTTAACAACCTGATTACGATTATATTGTCTAACTAATTTACCATTACGAAGATAAGATTTAACTCCTACAACTCCTAATAAACCAGTACCGAGAATTGCGCCACCAAGTAATAAGTTATTACGTTTACCTTTTTTCTTACTAAATGTAGTTACATCTGATATTAGAAACATATTAGTTACCAATTAATTTTCCTACTCCAGTAATTAGCTGAGAACTTATCGTTTTTAGTTAATTCACCACTCTTATTTCTAATACCACCACTACGAGATAAGTAATTTGAACGTCTCTTCTTATCCTTGTGTTTAGTCCAATCACTCATTGTACTGTCACCAAAGTTAAGTAGTTTATATTTAACAACTCCATTTATTTTCTTACTTGCTAAAACAGCATTCTTTTTACCAGGTCTAGTTGCAGCAGTTACTTGATTAGGAGTCCACCATCTACCAGCACGTTTAACTTGTCTCTTACGTTTATCCTTATCACCTTTACCTCTACCGAAGTTAGCCAGATCATTGATTAGAGTTATCATAGTTAAAGTTGTTTAAGTTATCTATCATGTATATTCCTAAGTCTAAATGGTATAGGTTAAGTAAGTCATTACAAAAGAGAATTAGAACTAGAGAATCTAAAGTTAAAAATGTTAGTAGAGATAAAGTATTGCAGAAGTTATATAAACAAGTTAAATAGAGTTATTTATTCTTACGTTTAGTTAACTTCTTATAAACTGCATAACTTCCACCTGCTGCTAATGCTCCAATTGCAGCACCTCCTAATAGACGTGATTTAATGATTTTATTACTTGCGTTATAAGCATCATTTTTAAGTTGTTTAGTTATAGTACGTCTAACATTAGATTGCGATTTACCTCTATCTTTAGCTTGTTTAGTAAACTGCTCAATTAACTTATTCGGACGTTCCATAACTTCACGTAACTTATCATCGTTTATCTTAGCTCCCGTATCTCGTTTAGCTTGATATGTAAGTACCGCTACTTTCTTAGCTTCATCTACAATACGTTTACCTGATTTAACATCATTACGATAATCATTAGCAATAAGTTCAGTTAGTTTACGTCGTTTATCCCTTATGTCTAAATTACTTACACCTAACTCACGTTTTCGTTGTTCAGTTAATGATTTAAGTCCAATCATATTAACTCCACTTCCTACAATTGCACCAAGTCCACCTACTGTACCTATGTTAACTAATCTAAGTTTACGCTTCTTCTTGTCTTTAGAACCTAGTTTACGTGCCATGTTATTTGAGCCTATTACGTTGTTTCTTTGCTCGTTGATTAGCTAAGTAACCCATTGTAATTCCAGTTCCTATAGCTGCTCCTGCTAATGGTGTTGCAACTTTAAGTAATCTAGTTGCATTTCTAGTTTTATTAATAGCATTCTTATATTGATTTATTACATCATCATTCATTGCACTGAGTCTAACGTCATTCATTAAAGTAGGTTTACGTGCAATTGCATTATCTAAATCAGTTTGAGCTAACTTAATATTTGCATCAAATCTTTTAGTTAATTTTCTACTTACACCATATCCAATTGTTCCACCTACCGCAGATCCCGCTATTGCGTAGTTCCTTGTTTCTTACGTTCATTAATTAGATCACTTCTAGTTAAACCAAATTAATTGCGTCGTTTAACTTTATCTTTACTACCAATACGTCTAGCCATATTATTTCCCTTTGTTACGTTTATATGAGGTTACTTTAACTATTTTACCCGATTTAGATTTGCGATTGTATGATTTAACATTACCAAGTGATTCCATTGTTTTCTTACCTAAATAAGTAGTTGCTAATCCACCAGCACCTAATATTCCTAATCCTGCTGCTACACGACTCTTATTTGCTCCCATTAATCTAGCAGCACCTTTAATATAATTACCTTTACCATATCTTTTTAATGTGTCCTTAACTGCTGCAAATCTATTACCGAATACTTTAACTTTCTTCGCGGATTTAAGTGCTACATCATCTGAATCTGGTATGAAGTTCTTATCGAAGTATCTGTCAGATCCGCCAATATATAATGTTTTACCTCTAAGTCCAGTTAATCCTAAACCAATACTAGGTAACGCTTTAACAGCATCTTTAGAATCTTTAATATCTAATTTTTGTCCAGTTAATCCACGATACATACCCCGTTGCATCTTTCTATGCAGTACATTAGTAATTGGATTTTTAGGAGCGTCTATATATTTAGTAGCTTCAGGTATTGGTACTCTAGTACCATCATCTAATAATTGTTCTGCTGTTTCCGATATAACTTTATGATTTTTATGACGACCTGTAATGTGAATATAATTTTTAGAATTTTTAATATATTCTTGATTATTTATTGCCGCACTTGCACCAGTTCCACCATAATTAGGATCTAGATAACCACCATTCTTCAATATAGATTTAGCATTTTTTCTACTTGTACTATGTGATTCAAGTCTGACACCTAATGCTCTTGGAATGCCGGATCTAATAGTTTGTTGTCCTAATAATGCAGTACCTGTTCCATATAATCCAGCTTTAATATAGTTAGGTTGATTACGTTTATCTTTTTTCTTATTCATAACAAAAATGACGATAGTTTATTACTACCATCATTATAAGTGTTATTTGCTTCGCTGTTAATGTCAGTTTTCTATCTTAATGCACGTCCAGTTTTTGTGATGTTTAATTTTACCCTTAATTACTTTAATTAAACAACTACCATCTAGACCACGTGATTCTCGGAGATGAACTAATCCATAACAACATAACTGTTCATTAGTTATTAAGTTAGTTAATAGGTAACGTTTATTAACTACTTGTTGCCAACTCTTTTTAGCATCATTGATTAACTTATCTTCAGCTAACTTAGCAGCTTTATCAGCTAATAACTTATCTCTTGTTTCCTCTGATTCATTAGCTCTAACACAACTCCAACCGTTAATTTTGCGACCATAACGAGGACTATTTGGATTCATTAATGGGTACACCGCTTTAGCATTTAATCCAGTTTCTTCAGTTAAATCTTCCATACCGTAACGACAGAAACTAACACCTTCAGGTGTTGTCAATATGAAGCGTTCAGCATCTGGTAGATATTGTTTAATAATTGGTTCTGCATTAATATCTCTAACTTGATAACCGTTAATTAAATTAGCGTTATTAATGTGATGTGATATTGTCTTCTGACATATATCTAATTTAAGTTGTTCTTTAATAGCATCAATACCATAAGAACAAAAACTGTAGTTATCTTTATTTAAACTAATACATTCGTATTTGTTAACGTAATCTAAATATGTTTTATCTACAGTTACATAATCATCATTAAGTGATTTAACTTTATAACCTTTATGATTAGTCATCTTATTACGAGCAACTTTAATTAAACTACTTACATCTAAATCTAGTTGTTGTAAGTGAGTTACACCGTAAGTACAATACTCAATTCCATCTGGTGTAGTTATTAAGTAACGACGATTTCTAACTAAACTATTACCTCGTTTTAATTTAGCTTCAGAGGTATTGTTTTTTAATCTAGCAGAAATTAAAGTGCTACCTAACATAGAAGCTCGATAACTTTTATTCTGCCAACGACTCGTCATCGTTCTTTTTAAATACTCTTTACCTTCAGGTGTTAGAAAACAACCTTTACCACCATTTAATACGTTATAACCGTTAGGTGTTAAAGCATTATATTCTTTAATAAAATAAACTTCAGTTTTATCAATTTCTGACTGATCTGTTGTTTCTAAAGTTTTAATAATTTCAATTTTAAATTTATCTACACCATATTTCTTAATTGCTTTTGATAATAAACTTTTAGTTCCAACATAATTACCGGCTCTAATATGTTCTGACCAACGCTTTTCAATTGTCCTATTTGTTTGTCCAACATATTTTTTATCATTAATTGAGTTTGTCACCAAATAAATAAATTGTGGCATAATAATCTCATTTACGTCATAAGATCATTATACCACAACTTAAACTCGGTCTAGTTAGAAATAGGGAATTATTATCTAACTACTTGAGCATACAGATTCTTGGGAGAATAAATTACTGGTAAAACCATTGATCATTTTGTTACCACGTAAGCTCTTTATCCTACGTATCAGTAGTTTCATGTGTTATATCTACTGTTCAGACTATATCATCATCCACTTGGGATGTTCGGCACTCGTGGGTTTGTTACTGTCCGGTCTGGACTCGAAACCTAGTCGTTGAACCTTCAAAACCATTCCTGGTTAAGCTTGGCTGCTGATTGTCCACTTCTGGAGTTTCCAGCAATTCACCGAATTTTTACTACTTAATTACTTAAATAGGCGACTACAAAAAGTTTCAATCGCTTGCAAAACATCGTTGATAGGCACAGTTGTCTTCTCATAAACACGTACCATTACAGGAGATTCAGTACCTGTTAATACACCATCTTTAACAACTTTCTGTTCTTCAGGAGTACCAATAGCTTGCTCACCCATTCCATCCTTGAGGAATACGAAGCAATTCTCATTAAGGAATCGAGCATTACTGATGTAGCTATCAATAGTATTAGTATTACCAGAGTAGGTATTATCTACTTGATAGAACTCATCATAATCCTTAATAGGAGGTAGGTTATTAGAAGCCATTACCTCTTGTAACATTGGGAAGCTAACAGAACCTACTTGTGCAAATCCAACTGATTGTCTAGCACGAGCAATAGTAGATGCTTGTTTCTGAAGATCACGCAATGCAGTATTACTCATTACGATGAGATCAGGCTTGTAACCATTAGTATTGACATAAGTAGTTACAGCATCTTCTAAGTTAGCGATACCATCAGCATTAGCGTAGTCAGTCCACTTGTTCAACTTAGGAGATGCAGTGTTACCAGTAGCAACAAGAGCATCAGGGAAGTGGTTATAACTAGCACCAGGACGACGGAAATCAATTGTCCATGCAACCTTAGTAATTGCATCAGATACACTCAATTGACCAGTCTGAACAACTTGCCAAGCCATGCTAGTAAGTCTATCAGCATGAGATTGGACGATCCCCTCAATGTGACCATAGAGATACTTAACGAGCATATCGTTAGTACCCTTAATGACGGAGTTATCAGTTAACTTCATGGTCATAACACTAGCGCGTTTATAGGCAGCTTCTTCCATTGCCTTACGCATCTGTTTCTGAGTTACTTCATCGAATGAATAGCTATTACCTAACTTAGCTAGTTCACCGATTACTCGACGGAAACCACCATGAGAGATAACTGGAGGTTCAGCACCAGGAGCAATAAAGTTCGCAACTGGTGTGAGACGTTCACTTACGTATGCTAGGAACTCATCGTCCTCATACGTCTTAATAGGCATGAATTGATCAATAAGTTTAGTTCTCTGACGCAGACGAGCAATAGTATCGTCTACTAGAGTTTCGGCAACTTTAGCTTGCAACTTATCGGTAAGAAAATTAGAAACTGAACCCATAGTAAGAAAAAAGTAGGATAGTGGGCGCGATAACATACATCATTAACATACGTCATTAACGCCCGGTTAGTTAGAATTTGTAAGCGAAATTGATGCTAGGGAATCGTCTAGCAATATCACCATCGAAGTATGGTAGATACTGGATACGAACACCATTAGCAATAGTATAGAGAGCTAGATCCTTAGCTGTTGCAACAGTATAATCAACTGCATGAACATGAAGTCCTACAATTGCATTAACTCTAACACCGATATTAGTACCAATAGGTAGAGCTACACTTGCGTTACCAGTTAATGTAATAACACCAGTTGTGTAATCAATAAATGCAATAGTACCAACAGCAGTTGCATTAGGAACTAGAGTTGCACTAGATAATGCAGCACTAGTTACAGTACCAGCAGTTGTAATGGCGCGGTTAGTAAGTCCATCAACTGCAAAGATAAATACCTTGTTAGTAATAGATGCTGCACGAACTAAATCAGATAATCCAGCAGTAGCATTAATAGCAGTAGCAACTTCACTAGCAGTAGTTGTAGTATTGTTAGTTGTTGCAGTTGCAGTTGCAGTTAAACCTTCTACAGTAACAGTTACAGTTTGAGCAGCAGTTACAGTAGTGATAGTTAGCGTAGAATATGGTTCAACTACAGTTAATACATCACCAGCAACAAAGATATTAGTTGGAGATGCAGTTACAGTTGCAGCACCAGTAGCAGTTACAGCAGTTAACTTAGTACGAGGTAGGAAGCGCAGTACGTTACCTACTTGAGCAACAAATAGTCCAGCAGGAACTTGTTTGCGAGCTTCAGTATTAAGACTAATGTAAGTATTCTGCACAGTTGCCGACACATTAGGATGATTACCATCACTGAATGCGAGAATGGCAGGATCAACTAGAAACGTTTGAGATTGATTGAAATAAGGCATAGTTTATGAACGATATTTTTTAATGTAGTTAGCAGCAATAGAACTCAAATCAGCTTCTTCATCTAATTCTTCTTCATCAAGAACTTCCTCAGCGAAGAATCCCATTTCCATAGCTGGCATACGGTCGAAGATTTCAAGTACAGTATTCATTGCATAGAGTTGAGTTGCAGGATCAACTTCGTTCTCAGCACACACGGTACTAAATGCCGCGATACGTTCATTAGCACTGAAGTTACCCAGTAGAGATTGAACTGCAAATGGAGTCATCTTACCAGCTTCTACAAGAGCGTAAGCACGTTCAGCTACATCAGCTAGAGCTTCTTTAATCTCAGTGTTGCGTTTAAATTCGGCGAACTCACTGTTCTGGTATGTAGCATAGTCAGCTTCCTGGTCTTCTTCATCTAATTCTTCATTCGTATCTAAGTAATCATTGATGTCTTCACCACGACTTTCAATACCCATAACTAATAGTTGATTTTCAGTAGCTTCATCAAGTCCGAGAACTTCAGATAGTGCTAATGAGAGATTATCAGTAGGAGCAATTTCACCTTCAATGATACCAAGTAATACATCAGGATTACATTCTAGAGCATCACTGAGATCAATTAGATATTCCTCAATGTCATCATAACCAGCAGCTTCGCCAAGTTCAAGTAACGCTGCACCATATTCACTACCTACACTAAATTCGGCAACTTCATCACCAGTAGAGTAAGCAGCTTCACCAACTACATCATAGATATCTTCTTCATCAATTTCTAATTCAGCAGCAATGCGTTCTTGTAGGTCGAGATATGCTTGAGTCATGCGTTGCTTATATTCGTCCTTCAACATCACACCAGCGGCAACTGCATTTTGTAGATTCTCAACTAAATCCGCAAATAGTTGATTGTGATATTCAATAGCTTCGTTCATAATACGTCTTAGTTATTTGTTTTGTTGTTTATATGCGTGTCTTATACCGAGTCCTGTACCAATGGCTAATCCAGCAGCACTACCTCTTAATGTTCTACGAAATGTATTTTTAGGGTTACTAGATATTAAACCTAAGACTCCACCGATTTGCGCTCCATTAGCTGCACCACTAGCAGCTTCACTAGTTAATGTAGCTCTACCTAATTTACGTAAGCTAAACTTGCGAGGTTTCTTATCCTTACTACCAGGAGTCCTAGCGAAATCAGCTATTCGGTAGTCAGATAATAACTGCATTATTTTTTCTTACCTTTCTTATATGCTTTGTAAATACCATAACCTCCAGCCGCAGCCGTAGCAGCACCTAATACAGCTAATCCAGGAGCAGATGTAGCTAACGTAGCAGCTTGTTGACCACGTAGACTTGCAAACTTACTAGCTTTACCAGCAGCACCTTTAACACTATCAAATGCACGTCCAGGTGCGCCTTTATAATCGTAGTTCTTAACTCTATCACCCATATCTTTAAGTGATTGAACATCTCTATCAAATTGACCTTTAGCTCCACCAGAACGAGATAAAATATCATCTTTAAGTTTTGCACTTTGAGAACGATACATATCTTTACTTAATCTACTATCCGCAGTTTTTTTACCAATTTCAGCACCACCATATCTCATACCAGCAGCTCCAAGTCCGCCTAATCCAACTGCACCAGCACCAATACCAGCATATAAACCAGCACGAGATTTACGTTTCTTCTTATCCTTACCTCTCGCGAAATCAGCGTTGTCGCTAGTTAATGATTCAAATTCTGCCATCGTATAGGCAGCAATAGGACGTTTTGTATAATTCATAGACGTTAGTTATAGTTATTTATTACAGTTTGTTTCTTACCACTTAATCCACGGTATGCTCCAACTAATGCACCAGTTCCAACTAATGCACCAGTACCGATAGCTAAACCTTTACCAGTTTTAGTCTTCAATGCAGTTTTACCAGCTTGATAAGTTGCAGATCCGTATTTACGTAATCTTCCAGCTTTAACTTGTTTCTGCTGTGCAACTTTATTAACAAATGATTGTTTAACATCATCTGCATCTTTACTAACGCGATTAATAACACGTTTACCTAAATTCTTAACACCATCAATGCTTTCGCGGAGCAAACCGAACTCAGCACGATTAACTGCTTCCATATCAGCCATACTAAATGCTGCAATAGGTAATCCACTAGCATAACGAGCGTTAGGATCATTAGGAGGCATACCCCAATTCTGTTGTTGACCTTGAGCTTGATAACCTTGCACTTGGTTCGGATAAGATCCACCATTAGCTTCCTGCATCATAGGATCTTGTTCTTCCTCACCAGATCCAATCAACGTAAGAAAACGAGTGGCGAAATCATTAATAGCTTGATACTGTACTTCTTCACGACTCTGACCGTTAAGTGCTTGTTCATCAATAGTCTGAATAGTTTCAGTTAGTTCCCATAACTTATTAGTTAAATCTTCGTATTGATTACGAATCTTATCTAACATATCATCACTGTTCTCTAAGTCGTCAAATGTAAGTGCATCTGATTCAAATTCGGCACGTTTAAATAGACTTAGATTAGCAATGGCGGGATTAGGTGTTGCACTAATTTCACGTATTGCATTACTTACTACATCAATGCCAGGACTAAGTGTGTTTAATAATCCTTCATTTAACTGACGTATTGCTTCACCACTTTTAATTGCGATTTGATTAACAAAGATACCTAACTTACCAGTTAATCCCTTATCATCAGCACCAGGAAAATTATCTTCATTAATAGTAGTGCATTGAAATTGAGATTCTACATCTCCAATAACACTAGATTGCTCCTTCTTATGATCCATCAATACTGGAATGCGAGTCTTAGCAAATAACGCATTAGAGTTACTAACTATCTCACGTATTCTAGCTGGACTAAATGTATGTGTTCTCTTCTTAGAGTCAACATGAGTACCTTCAATTAGGACTAATCCTTTCTTAATTACCTTATTAGGTGACTCACTTATTGTTTCTAAATTAGAAGCTGAAAAATAAGCTAATTTATTCATACTTGTTTATTGTGATTTAACTCCTACTAGCTCTATATGTTTCATAATAGTGAATATAATAGACATAGTGGGTTATTGTTCTTAATAAGCACATGATAGATAAACGTAAGTTAATCGGTAACAAAATTAAACGAGCTAGACAAGAAGCTAATTTAACTCAGGAACAGTTAGCTAAGGAACTATTTATGCAAAGAAGTGTATTAAGTAAGATAGAGACAGGTAAGTATTCTGTAGCAGCAGATAGACTAGGCAACTTTAGTCGAGCATTAAATAAAAAAATAATCTATTTTCTAAGTGACATCTAATGGTTAAAGTTAAATCACATACACGTAAAGGTAAAACTGTTAAAAGTTATGATAGAAAAAATAACTTATTAACTAAATTGGTTATTGGTGGAACATTGGGAGGATTAGGTTTATTAGCATTGAGAAAAGGTAAAGTACCACCTGTTGTTACTGAAATACCGGTTAGACCAACTGCATCTATTGTACCTATAACAGATCCTACAAGATTATTATCACCAGCTAAACCAACAAAGTTAACTCCATTCTATATTTATCATTTAGATAGAAATAAGAAACAGATAATTAAACAGAACGGTTTAAATAATATAGTTGACAATAAGATTGACTTTGTAAAAGATAAAAAAAGAATGGAACAAGAATTAAAAGGTATAAAGTTAAGTGAAGCTTGGGATAATTATAGATTAGCAAATGAGTTGGAATATAACCGACAATGGTTGCAACATTTAAAGAGAAATTTAAGAAAGAGGAAAATTAAAAAAGGGGTAAGAAAAAAGGAATTGAATAAACTATTTAATTTATCAGATGAAATTAATAATTATAATAATCAAATTAAAAATAAAGGTAAATTAACTAAACGATTAAGTAATTTAGGTATTATTGAGCGAGGTAAATTTGATTCTGTTTTTCCTCAAGAAAAGTTATATAGAAACAAAGAATTAAGTAATAATCCAGTTAAAATATTATCGAGAAATCTGCAAGATATTAAATCTGGTAATCTAAGTAAAGAAGAACGTAAAGAGCGAGTTAAACAAATTAAAAAAGGTTTAGATGTGTTGAAGAAGTACGGTCAATATAATAACTACAATAATACAAATATGTTTATTCTGTCTGATGTTGGACAATCTAATTACGCAAGAAGATATGGTAGCAAGAATAAAAAGAAAAAGTTAGTTAATAAACCTATTAGTAGTAATACTAATTTAATGTTAGGTACTTTAACTGGTGCAAATTTAGGAATATTAGTTGATGGTGCTAAAAATAATAGAACCTATTCACAATCATTACTAAGAGGTAAACCCGGATTAATTGGTGGTTTAATTGGACTTGGTAGTGCATACGGTATTAATAGATTAACAAATAAAAACAATGGTTAAACAAGACGTTAAAGTTAAATCGTATGTAAGGAAAGGTAAACTAGTTAAACAGTACCAACGTAAACAAGACAGTGCATTAGTTAAAGCAACTATAGTTACTGCAAGTACACTTGGACTAACTGCTGCTAGTTACCTATTACTAAAACGACGTTATATTAATGGATATAAAACATCAGCTAAAGAAGCATTTAAATTAGCTAATAATATAACACCTGTTAAACTATCAGATAAAGTAAAACGAGTTCACTTTACAACAGGTGGATTTAATGCAAGTAATCTAGAAGCACGTCAATCAATTAGCTTTGCACATAAAGTACGAAACTTATTTGATAAAACGCAAGAACACATAATACCAGTTAACACATCTAATAGTAATGTGAAGTATCTAGGTAGAAACTATAAGAATAAATTAGAGTTTTTAAAGGATGGATCTATTGCATCGGTTAAACCATTTATTAAAGATGGTTATAATCCAACAGCTAGAGAGTTAGCGGCTGATATGTATTCTTACGCTAAAACATATCCCGATAAAGATTTAGTTTTACATGGATTTAGTTCTGGTAGTTTTATTAATTCTGAAGCTATTAATATCTTTAAAGAAATGGGAGGTAACGTTAGTAAAGTTAAACAAATTAACTATGCTGGTACTTACTTAGGCATAAATAAAGTTAACCCCGGTAATACACTTAGTTTTGGAAGTAAAGATGATTGGGATTTAACATCAAAGTATTTTCCTTACCCTGACATTAAATGGATTAAAGGAAAAAATCAACACACTATATCGGAGTATGTTGATGATAAGAATATTGTTAACCAAGTAAAACAGTTTATTGGTTATGAACCATTACAAATAAGGAAGGTTAATAAAGCTCCAATTAATGTAGCTGATGAAATTGCTCACATTAAAGATAGACAACGTAAATTAAAACAACTTCGATTTAATACGAAAATTCCAGAAAGTAAGAAAAAACAAGCGATGGATTCTGCTGTACAAGAACTTAATAAGGCTAAAAATAGACTCAAAATGGCTATTGATGAATCGCGGCGATCTAAATAGTATTTAAATAATCTAGAAACTCTTTAGACTTGGCGTGATTATAATAGATATTCTTAATTCTAGAATCGCGCGATTTTAATGCTTGTTTAAATACATCATCATCTACACCATCTAGAGCTTTAAGGAAATTTCTATCGTATTCATTAACAAGTTGTTCTGGCGTGTAATTGTTATGTAACTCAGTTAATGTATCTCTTAATTGATTTAGATTACGTCGTTTAGTTTCATTTAGTTTGCGCGATTTACTTTTAATTATCTTAGTTAATGAATCATAATCAAACGGTAATGTATATGCACTACCGTTATCTATTGCTGTGAATGCTCCATTACTAATGTTATAAAATAAGTTACCAGCATTTCTATCAGCATTACCAACAAATATATCAAGTGCGCCGATTTTAGCAGTATCTTTATTTAGTAATATATTATCAATTACCTTAGAGTATTTAGATTTAGATACTGGATTAGCTACAACAAAATTCATGTCTTTAAATAATTCAGATGCTGGTACACCGTCAACTATCTTATGTAGACTTCCAGGTAAACCAGCTTTTTTACCATAAAATATCTGATTCGCTGCTATAATTTCAGTTTCTTGTACAGGTATTTTAAGTTTGTTTCCAATAGATGATATTAGTGCTTCTGTAGCTTGTTCATTACCATGAGGATAACTTCCTATACTTAAATTACTTAATATATTAGAATCTAAGTTATCTCTACCTTCTTTATAGATGTAATTAACTCCATCTTTAGTTACTAGTTTAATAGTGTTAGTTGATTCACCGTTAAATATTTTAAAGGTGTTTAGTATATTTAACTTCTCTATTGGTGATTTAACATTAGCTACATTTAACGGCTTAATATTTATCTTGTTTACTTTAGATTGTATTTTAGCTAACCTAAATAACTTATATAACTTATCTGCATTTTTAATTGCAGCAAAACTACCACCAATTAAACTAACACCTTTAATTATATTCTTATATTGTTGTAACTTCTTATCATCTTGCAATCTATCATAAGCTTTAACTATTCTACCTTTACGTGTAAATGATTTAACTTTAACTCGTTTCTTCATTGATTACTCCTATCTTTTCTAGGTCTACCACGTTTACGTTTAACTGGAGTTGCTGGATTTGGAGTTCCTGGATTAACTCCTAACTGTTGTTTAAGTTTCTTAGCTAATGCTTTACGAGTTGCACGTCTATCTTCAATATTACTAGCTCCCTTATAACTAAAGTCTTTATTAGTCTTGATAGCTAAATATAGATCATTATCTGAATTATAGTTAACTGAAGTTAGTTTACCACGTGCATTATTAACTCGTTTATTAAGTGTTGCATCATTACGTTTAATACGTCTAGTAATTAAACTATCTTCACGTTTAGTAAACGGTTGTATATTAACTGCTTCACTTGGTAAGTTATCTAATTCGCGTATGTATTTACGTCTAGCGTCTCTAGTCATAGCTCCACCAGTTACACTAGCTGCCATAATATCACCAGTTGTATTAGTGATAGGTTGACTTATAGTTTTAGCAGTTTTATTAACTATAGTTTTAACAGTTGGACTAACCTTATTTACAATCTTCTCACTTAACTGAGCTATGTTGCGACGATATTTAAATGCAGTTAATAAACCTGCTATAGAAGTCGCGCCTATTAATCCTTTACTAAGATTGGTTAACTTCTTCTTACCATCCTTATCTCTCTTAAATAACTTATCCGTTACTTTAGTTAGTACACGATTATAACCACGTACTAACTTACCTTTACGAACTGATTGTTTAACTTTAACTTGTTTCATTTAGTTTTATTTTTATTATTGTAATATCTAGCTGCTAACGTAGCTCCTAATAAACCGCCACTTAAAGTTAAACCTATCTTTCCACTTAACTTACTTCCTTTTACACCTTTAATTAAATCTTTAGTGTCATCTATATTCTTAGCTATACTATCTCTAAGTTTATAATTAGAACCACCACCTTCAAGTTCTACACGATCTAGGTTCTTTAATACGTTACGTTGTTCATCTACAAAATCATTTAACGTTTTAATACGTTTATTTATTTTAGGTTTGTATCCATATTTATAAGCACCATAACCTAAACCACTTCCAACTAAAGTAGATCCACCAACTGTTAGTAACTCACGTCTTTTATTACGAGGTTTCTTATCCTTACCTCTACCAAATGTAACTAGTTTGTATTGCATAAAATATCTAGCGTTATCCCTATCGTATTGGTATTTTCTAATCGCATTAACTCCACCTCCAATAAGTCCACCTTGAATACCTCCAGTTAGTGCGTTTGCTCCAGCAATTAATCCTGCACCTCCAGCTAACATACCTGCATTTTTTCTAAGACTAGGATTACGACCTTGTGCTTTTAATGCTGCTCTCATAGCTTGTCTACCATCTTTACGAGCTAATGCCGAAGCGATAGTTAAACCCGTTAAACCAACACCTAACCCAGCACCCCATTTAGCACCAGTTAACATACCACGTCTAATACTAGGACGTTCTCTCTTCTTCTTATCTTTAGAACCTAATCGTCTTGCAAATGTTGATAATGAATAGTCAGATAAAATGTACATAATTTATTTAGAGTTTAATGTTATTGTGTTTGTCTATCATCTGTTTAATATCTAATTCAGTAAAACCACGTTCTTTAAGTGACTTAATTATCTTATTTAAGTCTACACTACCATTAACTCTAGTTGTGTCAATATTATTAGCTTTAGCATAAGCATCTAATGATTTTTTAAGTACCTTACGTTCAGCTTCTCTAACTGCCGGATCATTCATTTTAGCAACACCAGCAAAATATCTACGTTCTGCTTTACTTAATGGTATATCTAAATCCTTAGTAACTGCTTTATAAATAGTATCTCTTAATCCATCTTTACCTTCAACTGCTGCTACACGCTCACTATCAATAACTATTCGTTTAGCTATAGGAGTTAATGTTTCATCATACATCTTCAATACATCACTAGCAGTTGGTGATTTATTCATTTTAGATTTAATACCATATAAATTAATACTTAAATCTGCTGATTGTAAATCACTATTACTATACAACGATTGATATTTCCTTCTAAGTTCATTTAAATCTTTAGGTGCAGTTCTAGCTTGTTCTCTAGCTTTAATATTAAATGCAGCTACAGTATTACGATATGATTCATTTGGATTAAATAACACTAATGATTTAGTATTACGGGCTTTAATAAACTTATATCCTTTAACTCCACCTAATGTAGCTAATCCTAATCCACCTATTCCACCAACAGTTAATCCTATATTCTTTAATTGTTGTTTAGCTTTCTTGTTATTCTTATTAATTAAGTTAGAAGGTAATGATCCTAAGTAAGCACCTGCTATACCACCCAGAGTAAATTTATCACCCCAACTTAGAGGTATACGTTTACCATACTTAATTGCAGCAAGTCCTCCAATTCCAAGCCCTGCAACACGTCCTACATCAAATACGATATTTTTAATTGATCTGTTATAAGATTTAACAGTTTTACCTTTGCGAACATAAGACTTAACTTTAGATTGTTTTACCATAATAGTTTACTTACGTTTATCTTTATTATAGAAGGGATTAAGTCTCTCAAATGTTTGAACTAACTTACCTTTACG